CCGATGGGTTAAGTGGGGGAGGGGAATATGGTGGATATTTTGGAGGAATCACATCCCCAGGATCAACAACTAATAGTGGCAGAGCCATATATTTTGATAATTATGAAATAGCCCATTTCAGACTACTTTCAGATGTAAATTATCTTCCTTATGGTAGAAGCTACATAGAACCAGGTCGTAAATTATTTAAACAATATATTCTTATGGAGGATGCTATGTTAGTACATAGAATTGTTCGTGCTCCTGAAAAAAGAATTTTTTATATAGATATAGGAAACATCCCACCTGCTGAAGTAGAAAACTTTATGCAGAAAACTATATCTACAATGAAACGTACCCCCCACATTGACCAAGAAACGGGGGAGTATAATTTAAAATATAACATGCAAAATATGTTAGAAGATTTTTATCTCCCTGTTAGAGGAGGTGAATCTTCTACTAAAATTGACACTACACCAGGGATGCAGTATGATGGTATCCAAGACGTAGAATATTTAAGAAATAAATTATTTGCTGCTCTTAAAATACCAAAAGCATTTTTAGGATATGATGAAAACACAGATGGTAAAGCTACTTTAGCAGCTGAGGATATTAGATTTGCTCGTACTATTGAACGTATCCAAAGAATTATCCTTTCTGAATTATATAAAATAGCGGTTGTTCATCTTTATACACAAGGATATGATGGTGATGATTTAGTTAATTTTGAACTTAATTTAACTACTCCTTCAATAATTTATGAACAAGAAAGGGTAGCGTTAATGAAGGAAAAACTAGACCTTGCTGCTCAAATGCAAGAAACTAAACTATTCCCTTCAGACTTTATATATGATCATTTATTTCACTTTAGTGAAGATGAATATCATGAATTTAGAGATTTAGTTAGAGAAGATTCTAAGCGTGCTTTCCGTAATGCCCAAATAGAGGCAGAAGGCAATGACCCAGTTGAAACTGGAGAATCATACGGCACACCTCATGATTTAGCTTCACTTTATGGTAAAGGTAGATATTATGATGAACCTGATAATGTACCTGCAGGGTATGATGAAAAAGAATTAGGACGTCCTGAAGAAAAAGTTTCAAATATTAATACTCAAGATGGAAACTTTGGTAAAGATAGATTAGGGGTTAATACCATGAAAGGTAAGGAAAATGAATCAAGTGCTATAAAACCCACATATAAAGGTGGATCTCCTTTAGCACTAGAAGCTAAAACAGCCTACCTCCAGAATAAAGAAATGCTAAAAAAGATTCCAATCAATCGCAAACAGTTAGTATTTGAGCAAGACGAATCACTTCTTGATGAAAAACAATTAAAGAAGTGAAAATCCTTATATATTTATAAAAAAGCCTATAGATGAACATCAAACATTCCAAGTATAAAAATACAGGTCTTTTATTTGAATTGTTAGTAAGGCAAATCACCGCAGATACCTTAAATGGGGGAGAATCTCCTTCATTAAATATTTTAAAAAAATCATTTGCTAATACAGAATTAGGAAAAGAATATAAACTTTATGAAACTTTATTTAAAGATAAAAATTTAAAAGAAAGTAGAGCGGAGATTACACTTAATACAATATTAGAAGCAACCCGCAAACTCAATAGAAGTGCTTTAAGAAGGGAAAAATATAACCTTATTAATGAAATAAAAAAGCACTATAATGTAACTGAATTTTTTAGACATCAAGTCCCCCATTATAAGGGGTATGCTGCTTTCTATAAACTAATAGAAATATTCAATTCCGATAAATTATCAGAAACTGAACAAATAATAAATAACAAAGTTACAATATTAGAATGTTTAACTGAATTACCCATTAGTGAGAAAAAAGTTAAACAAGATTTAATTGAAGAATTTGCTAAATATGATAAAGATTTAAGAGTACTTACTTATAAAGTAATGCTTGAAAAATTTAATGGTAAATATGCTAATTTGAATACTGGGCAAAAAGAAGTACTTAAAGAATTTATGAATTCTATTGATAACACCCCACGTTTAAAAGAAATTTATAATCTTAAAATAAATCAAATTAAAACATCACTTAAATCTCATGCTGAAAAGATAAAGGATGATGTTACTAAAATTAAGTTATTAGAAGTAGTAAAGATACTTAAAGAAATAGATAAATCTTCTCGTATTAATAATGATGATTTAATCAACCTACTCCAATATTATCAATTAACAGAAGAACTAACTTTAATAAAATAATGGCTGAGACTATTAAACCTAAAGATTTAAATCCTAATTTTCTTAAAAAAATTGAGGATCGATATGGTCCTACTAGTAAAGATGATTTTTTTTCTGGCGATTTATCTACCTATTTTAAAGCCGATAAACCTAAAGAAAGGGGTGAAGGAGGAGGAATTGGTCATAAGATTATTAAACTCCCTAGTTTTATTAAATTATTTAAGACTTTAGGTGATGCCAAAGAAATTGCTAAAGATTTAAGTACTAGGAAAGATTTAAAAGGTGATACTACATATAAACCTCAAGCTAAACAAGTAGCTAAAACATTTAATGACTTTAGAACATTTTTTAGGAATAATTACCCAGAACAATATTCTATGGTCAAATCCTCAGTTAAAGAAATCAGCACATCAGGGGCAGCAGGTGGCTATTTAACAAAATATGCATACCGAAAAAAAGGTTCTCCTGCTAACATTTCACAATACACATCAATGGGTTATAAACCTGTTAATCAAAAAGAACTTAGAAAAAAATCTAAGACATTTGATTATGTAGATTTGTATAAAGGCTAATATTTATCAATATGAAGACACTTCAAGAACAATATAATTTACTTAAAGAAGGAAAAGGACATAAAGGCACATTCATGAAAGAAGCAAAACGTTTGTTTCCTAATATTGTTCCTAATTCTGCTACTTACAATCAAACTGCTAAGTTATTAAAGCAACGTAGTGTAATTAGTGAAAATGTTTTTCCTATAATGCCTGCATCTGGTTTAAATCCATTTACCACCTTTGATAAGTTTGTAAATGAAGATGTAAAAGCAACAGAGAAAAAAACTACTAAGGAAATTACTCAGGCGGAAACCGCCGGATATGATTACAAAGATACTAAGAATTTAAATAATCAAATTTTTGACCAATATCTTAATGGTTTAAGATTTGAAATGGAACAAAACCCTAAATTGTTAGCTTATCATCCTACTGAAGCTTTAGAAGAAGCTAAAGAAATAGTAACTAAAAATTTAGAAAAAGATCCTTTATACTACATGAAAAATGCAGCATTTGGTATTAAAGATCTAGGTTATACTGAATTAAAAAATCAAATTGAATCAACAGGCAAATACAAATCCTCCGGTTACGGAGATATTAAAGAAAATAAAATGAAAGAACTAAATGCTTTTAAAAACTTTTTAAATAAAGATTTAGAAAAAAAAGAAGAAATTATCCAAGAAACAACTACTTCAAGTGATCTTAAAGACTTATTAGAAGAAGCAGTAGCTGGAATTCCATCCCTCGGCAATCCTTTTTTAGAGCGTAAAAAAGAAAAATATGAAAATACTTTTGAATCTTTTTTAAACGAAGAAAAAGAAGAAATGGAAGAAGAAATGGAAGAAATGGAGGAAGGAGAAGCTGCTTATGAGTACGAAAAAGGAAAGGATGCAGGTAAAAAAATGAAAAAGGAAGAAATGAAGCCTAAAAAAGAGGGCAAAATGAAACCTGAAAATTTCATTAAAGAAGTTGAAAAACTTTCTAAAAGAGCAGCAAATGAAGTTGCTGTAAAAGCCTATGAAGGTAAAATGAATTCTTTAAAAGAAACTCTTAGTACTATAAATGAAGATGAAAATTTAGCTGAGTTTATAGACGAAGCTAAGACAGCAGCTGTTCAAAATGAAATTGCTTTATACGAAAAATATTGCAATAAGGCAATGCAAGAACTCGATTACAGCAAGAACAATAAATAATGCAAACTCTTATAGACATTCAGCTTTTTAAGCTTTCCCCACAATCACTTACTGAGGCGGTTAAAACCGAACAAGGTAATTTGATTGTTGAGGGTTTGCTTCAATCTGCTCGAACTGAAAATGGTAATAACAGAACTTACCCTAAAAAAATTTTAGCTAGAGAAGTTGATAACTATAAAAATGGCCCTATATCGGAAAATAGAGCATTAGGTGAACTTGATCATCCTGATTCCTCTATTATTAATCTTAAAAATGTTTCTCATAACATCAAAGATATTTGGTGGGATGGTGATGATGTAATAGGTAAAATCGAAATACTCCCAACCCCCTCAGGCAACATATTGATGGAGTTATTTAAAAATGGAATTACAGTAGGTGTATCTTCTAGGGGTATGGGTAGTTTAAAACCTGGATCTGATGGAGTACAAGAAGTACAAGACGATTTTGAGTTATTATGTTGGGATTTTGTATCAACCCCTTCTACCCCGGGAGCATATGTTGCTCCTATACAAGAAGGATTAAATCCTAATGTTTTTAAACCTCACAAATATAGTAAGGTAAATGAAGTAATAACAGAAATATTATGTAACAATGGGAAATGTCCCATAATTTAAAAGAAAGGTGCGATTTATTTCGCACCTTTTTTATTTTCATATATTTACGACTGAATATGCTGTCAGTCTATACAGCATCTTAATTATTATTAATCACTATTACGCTTCTACGGAATAAGCGTACTTTCCCAAAAAAAATTTAGGAACAATGGCAAACAGAGATTTGTTGAAAGAGGCTATCGCTGATGCGAAAGCAGTCAAAGAAGTGGCTATCGCTAATGCGAAGGCGG